GCCATCGTCAGTGATGTCGATCTCTATATTGATCTTGCTATCTGCCACGGCCGGCCTTTCTTCTTTCCCGCTCTCCTTGCTGCCTTTTCTTTTTCAGTGCGATCTCCATGTAGTGCATGTCCATGGCCCTGAAGATCTCAATCGCCTTGTTTGGCTGTTCTTGAATTGTACCAGGGTATGGGAGAAGCCCACGCTTGTACTCGGAGTACAGATCGATCCAGTGGTACCAGGACTCTCGGACGAAGTTTCCGATGCACTTGGTGAATGACAGCTTGCGGCTGACTATCGTGTCCTCGATGAAGTGAAGCGGGGCGGGGGATGTCACGGCGCATGCCATCGTAGCTCTGAGCTTTTCAGTCATGGCCTCTGCATCCCCCTTTCTCGAGCGATAAGTGCTTAGGCACTCACTACACGAAAATCGTTTGTCCTCCGTCGAGTGCAATGTCGCGCGGAGTGAAACCCATTCCATCGTCGTCAGCGACGAAATCTCCTCGATCCTATCGAGAAGGAACTGAGTTACTAGACCAATGGGGGGGCCGATGACTTTTTTTTAACTGATTGGATCTTGCTGAAGTCAACGGTGACGCCGTCCATCGGAAATATCTTCATGGCTTCGTTGTAAACCTGATCGGTGATCTTTCCTGACTCTCGCATCTTGAGAAGGCTCGCCTCGTGTTCAGCGCGCATCGCCTCAGGATTCTTGATGTCGTTCATCCCCCAACGCACGGCGAGTCGCACTATCTTGTCGCAGCCATCGAGTTGGGTGAGTTCCGATACGCATTCCGAGGTGAGGAGTCCGTCTGGTCCGAGCTCTACTTCGTACGCATTCCCCTGCGCATCCTTGAGACCATCGACTTGCTTGACGGACATGCGTATGGTCTCTGCGGCCGCTTTCAGCGCGTCTTCTATTTTCTCTCCGGAGACAATGCTGGAAAACGAACTGAGTTTCCCTTTCTGCTCGGTAGAAAGTGGGGAGAGCCAAAACGTCAACTCTCCCACTTTGACGGGAATACGATCGGTCAGACGATAGATGATCACTTGAGTGCCTCGCTCAGATGAGACCCAGGTACATTTCCTCGCTGGTTCCGTTGGCGCCGCGGGTAGCCCTGAAGGTCATGTTGTCCACCAGGACCTGGTCGACTTCGCCAGTCTGGTATTCCGTAGTGAAACACTGAGGCAGCCAAAGGGCAACGTAGCTTCCAAGAGTGCCTTGACCAGCGGTGCTGGAAGGATTGTACGCGTACGCGAAAAGCGAGAACTCAGTGCCAGCGACCCAGTCATTGAAGTATCCAACCAACGTGTCGTCCTTGTACGGGGACAACGTGCCGTTGATTTCGCGACTCTTAACTCGGAGTCCAGTCTTTCCGTTCGCCGAGCACGTGGTCGTCATCGCGCCGAGCTCGTTGGTCAGACCAAGGGTCAACCCATTCACAGGAGTCAAAACTCCAGCGCGCCAAACGCACGCATTGAGGATGATTGGGGGCGTCCCGGTATCATAGACAGGCGTGTGCGGCGCAGCGCCGTCGATCTCCGTGAATCCGAGACCTTCCAAACCAAAGTTCCAATTGGCGACCTTGCCAGGAGAAAAGTTCTCAAGGGCCATCGATGCGACCTTGCAGCCAAACGCGGCCGACCGGATCTGATTCGCCCAGTAAGCCGACACGGAGAGAGATGGATGTCCGGTCGCTGCCGTGTAGTACGTGGCCGCCTTCGAAAGCACGACACTGTTTGACGGTGCGCCATTGGTCAGGGCAAACGGGAATGTGATCGTCGCCGCTCCACCAGTCGAATCTGTGGCGGAAATTGGGCGGGCCTCATAGTCGCCAGATTCCTTGACCACAACGATGTCACCTACTGCAAACTTGGAGATGTCCGCATCTTCGATCTGCATGACCGTTGAAGTGTTGCCGGCGCTCTTGGTCGTCGTGCTCGATGCGATCTGTCGTTGGGCACCGAGTGCGCCAAGGAGAAGCTTGTCGAAATCTGGATATGCGCCCTCAACTCCGTCCGCTCGGAACTCGGTCGGCATCGAAACACTGACGCTTCGAACTCCAAGGCGAGGGGTTTCCTTTCCTGGAGACGCAGTGATCAACTGCCTGTCGACAACTTCCATCGACGGCTTGAAGTCGAAGCCCTCGAGGAGTTGGAGATACTTTCCAGTTCCGCTCGGTGCGACGTATGTACCTTCTGTGACCTCGGCCTCGAGACCGAAGATTGAATTTCCCTTAACAAGTCCTGTGGACATTTGAACTCTCCTTTTAGTTTAGGGCGCTTCGGTACTTCACAAGCACCTGCATTCTCACTACAACAAACCCCTTTTCGTCCAGTATCTCTGGCTCGGAGAGGCTTGGGTCAAAAATGTTCAGCACGACCAGCGGCAAGTTGATCTTGGTCTGAATCAGCGCCTTGAAAATCTCGTCCGCCTTGTCGAGCATCGTCCATATCGAAGTGGTGATCCCAGAATCATCGGCACCTCGCGCTATCGTATCGGTCAGCACGAACTCAAACCCTTGATCCATAGTGTAGCTGCGATTGACGGTTTCCGCACTTGAGGCACCAAGCGGCCGGACGCCGTATCCCAGCTTGGCGACGCGCACATTGTTCTTGGACACGTCGTAGATGTACTGGAGTTCCTGGTACCCTGCTCCGAGAAGCGTCGCAATCAGCGTCTTGGACTCGGTCACTATGTTGGCAACGATCGCGCTCATCCACGTGCCTTGAAGACGTTTCCGGTTTCCTGCTCAGCGTCCTGGATGACACCGTCGTCGTTGATGTCGATGTCCAGTTTCACCTGATTCAAAGCTTTGTTCATTTCCTTTTCAGCATCCGCTGCTGCCTGTCTGTCCTCATCGCTGCGGGACACCGGGAACATGATGATGAAAGCAGCTGCGTGGGCGGCCGCGTTGGCGACCTCATTGGGATCGATGATCTGGGATTCGTCGGTGATGATGCCGTCTCCCTTGAGACGCTTCACGACCTGGTCCTTTGCTGCCACATACTGCTCGAGAAAATCGGTGCGGCCAGACGGTAGCCATCGCGTGTCGGAGATCAACTCCGGGTAGTGCGCGCGCAGCAGACTGTCATCGCAGAAAATATTGAGCACGGCCTGAAGTGCGGTGCCAGCACTGAGCGCTCCGCTGACGCTGATTTCGACCCAATACAATTCCTCCGAGACTCCTGCCTGCACGACTTTCTTCCAGTCGGTCGCATTCGTCCATGAGATGAATCCATTGGTGGTGAATCCAAGCGTTTGGTCTACTAGGTCATCGACGCTGGAGAATTCCGTCCCATTCCAATACTTCATGGAAACGGTGATGGAGTTGGTATTCAGAACTGAAAGATGGAAATACCTGGCGGCGAACGGCTTCTTGAATCCTACATAGAACTTGTCTGAGTTGGTGAGGACGAAGGAGAGTGCCGACGCGGCAGGAGTGTCAGTCTCCTTGGTCGCCTCTGTGGAGTTGAGGATTGTGCGGGTGACGTTGCGTCGGATGAGTGACATGGGACTCCTTAACAGACTGGGGAGAACCGAAGCTCTCCCCAATCCTCGTGTATTTTTACGCGTTAAGGATTCGTGCCGAGACAGTATCCGCTAATCAACACGCGAACTTTTCCAGCGGTGTTGGTCGTGGTGATGTTCAGCTTAACTTCTTTTCCAGCGGCCGCGTAGAACTTCGACGCGGGAACGACGTAGATGTCAGCGGCATCCGTCGCACCAGCGGTTTGCACTCGCAGGTACGCGCCAGCGACTTTGGCACTCAGATTGTATCCACCAGTCGTCGCGAAACTTCCAGCGATGTCTGGCATGAAACCATCCGCATCATCATCATCACCGACCTCAAGCACCGTGGTGCCAGTGATCGCAGTGTCGATGTAGAAGGTGACGCTATCGATCTGAGTTCCGGCCGGGATCGCCCACAGGTCACCGTCTAGGAATGGGAGAGGTGAGTTTGGGTTGAGCCCAGTGCCAGAACCTGTCGCGCCGGACAGATAGATCGTTTGGCTGAACGGACCACGAGGACCGCAGTTGAGCGCGTACCCATTGGTCGAAACGAAAACGGCCAGGAATAGGCCGAGTAAAATGTTCCACGTGGAACTTTTCATATGATTCTCCTTTAAAAGTTTTGTCATCTTCATCTCCTGGACCATCCAGGTCAAACCTAAATCGCAGCCCCTCCGGAGAGGGGCCACGCAATTCTTTCAGACCTTAGCCGAGTGTCGCGACGCGGAGATTGGACACTTGGACCGCGCCAAACAGCAACGTGCAGTTCACACGTGCTTGGCGATAGCCCTGTCCACCCATGTCGTACACTTTCACTTGCAACGCACGCTGCACTGCCATCTGCATGAACATGGGATGAAAGAAGTAGGACACGTTTCCGGCTTCCGAGGTCATCTTCGGATTGAATCCGAGGACTCGCGACGGCAGCGAACCGGACTCCAAACCACCCGACTGCACGAAGTCACGCGACGTGAGGCCAGTGATGTTGAAGATGTCGTTCCACTGAGCGGCGCCGAGGATCATGTCGCGGGTACCGTCGTCCGGCACATCTGCACCGTCCAACAATTCCTTCACCTCGAGGATGTCGGCCAACGCCAACGTGGTTCCCGAGTCGAACGCGATGGAGTGATCCGGGGCCGAAGCCGACGGCACGACCAAGGCAACCAAGATCGCCTGCATCCGCTTCATGATCGCGTGAAACGCGAGGTCACGGAGTGCGTTGGACGCATCGATCGTTTGGATCTGCGCGAGATCCGTGATGATGAAGTCCTTCACAAGCATCTGATTGACGGTCAACTGGGCGCTTGCAGCAACGATGCTTTCAGCGTCGACCTTTTGACCTTCTTGGATGCTCTCCGCTTCACCGAATTGCGGAAAGCTGGGAATGTTGACGATGTTGCCCAACGCCTGGATCTCGCCTTCGTAAGAGCGCGCGATCGAGGAATTGAAGGGCAAGGCCTCGAGCAACGTGGGGTAGAAATTCGCCGACCAAATTTCTGGCCGAAGGACTTCTAGTTCAACGCCGCCTGTCATTACCTGATCTGCCATTTTAATTCTCCGTTTGTTTAGGGGTTAAGGTTTACCTAGGAGGTGGAGTCCCCGGAATTTTGGCGAGATCTTTCTGCTGCCTGCAATACTCAGTGTGAATCTTCTGATAGGCCTCAGGAGTGATCTTGCCTCGTTTCGAGTCCCTCTCCGCCTGGACGATATCATTGGGCGTCAACTTTCCTGTCCCGCCTCCTGCGCCTCCGCCAGTGTTTCCACCGCCGTTGACGATTGGGGGTTGGACTGTGCCGAACCAATGCGGCCGCTCAGTCATAGTCTTATTAACAAAGTCTTCCGCTCCCTCGACAATGAACCGGCCAGTCGATGTGGCTTCTACTTTGACCGACTTCATGTCCAACAACTCTAGATCGGGGAGTGCTTCTTTCCTCAATCCCTTTTTTTCCGCTGCCGCTTTGACAGCCGTGTGGCGCTGAGTGTTCACCGCCCACTGACTGATCTCGTCCCGCTCTTTTTCCGCTGCCGCTCGTTTCGTCTGCTCTGCTTCGAATAGGGATTTGTAGTCGTTGGTGGCTTTCAGCCTCTCGGACTCCATGTCACCTAGTTTCGTATTCGCCGATGCCAAGTCCTTTTTGAACTTGTGCATGTCATCGAGTACGCGCTGGTGATTTTCCCAAGACACCGTCTTGGAATTTTGGTTTCCTTGAGTTTGATTGCTTTGCGACGAATCGCCGCCTTGAGTGCCGGCACCGCCGTCACTACCCCCGGCACCGCCTGCAGGGTTTTGTTGGTCTCCCATTATATTGCCTCCAATTAATGAGTTTGTGAATGGAGAAAGCGTACACTCATCTTTTCCGAATGGCACCTAGGGCAATCTTCCGGTACGCGGCGATGATGGATTGAACGAAAGATTCGCCGCGTCCCGCAGGGATAGTCGGCCGCTTAGGCTGTCTGTTCGCGCCTGCGCGGTGACCCTGCTCTTTCACCTGCTGCTTGGATGATTGGTATCCGACCTCGGTGACATAGCCGCCTTTGATCCGGACTGCGCGCGAGTCGAGGTCGGCAAGAAAGTCTCCACTCAGTTCCAAGTTGACCGGAGAGTGCGCTTTTCTCTTTCCTGGATACCGCTCCGGACGCTTGTACGCAGGGAACTTTCCCCTGCCTTCAATGGGAGATTGACCCTTGGAAATCAGTTCCTTCATTCTTTTCACGACAGCAGTGCCGAGTGATTCGGCTTCATCCTTGGACAGCGGATCTGCTAAGGATTTGAGGCGCACCTTCACCTTGTCGAAACCGACGGCGGTGTACTTGAAACTCATCCGCCCCTCCGGATGATGCGCTCAATTCCATTCATGATTTTCTCACTGAAGCCGTCGTCCTCTCCCTTGAGTGGAATGAATCTGCGAAGCGGCAAGCTGGAGTCCCCGGAATGATTGCAATGTCCATCAGCCTTGTCGGACTGGTCGCCTGTGACTTCTGCCACGATCCTGTTTCCCTTGCGGTAGACATCGACCGCCGAAAGCATGTCGCTGGAGAACTCGAGGTTCGGGATCCCCGGATGGCCGGCGGCCTTCTTGAAAGCCTTGTAGTCCTTGGACAGCTTTGGAAACTTGGTGCCGTCAACTGGTGATCGCTGCTTTGAGCACGCATTGAGAATCTGGTCTTTCAGGTACTCAGCGGCCGCATCGAGGACCTCATCGCGGTCTGCGTCCTCAGGCAATTCGATGTCGAGCTCCTTGAGTGGATTGAACTCGAATCGCACCTTTTTTCGACTCATTCCAGTTCCTTACTCGCGTCCTTGGCCTGATCAGGAGGCTTGATGAGAAGCTTGCCGCTAATCAGCCGTCCCCACGCCTCCTTGATTTTCTCGGCCGTCACCGCGGAAACGCAATCTGGTTGGCGGTACCTGCAGCACCCCTTGAACTTCATCCCGCTACCACAGAAGCACGGACTATTGCGGGGGAACTTTCGCAGTGGGTTGAGTCGCATTCCCGTTTGGCGGTGACTGATCGTGTGGCGTTTGGTTGTCGGGTTGATTAGTTCCATTTTTCACTCCGCTATCTTGAAGTTTTTTCATGTGGTCCGCCACGAGCGCCGCTGCCTTGACCTGGTCGCCCTCGAGTTCCTTCACCTTCTCATCCAACTCGGCGTCGGTCAGATCCGGATTGTCTTTCTTGAGGAGGTCTTTCAGTGTCGCGATGCCGAGGTCCTTGCGAAGCTTGAGGTCCTCGAGCTTCTCTTTCTCCGACATCGGAGGCTTGATCTGCATGAACTTGATGCTGACATCACTCGTTGTCAGCGGTTTGATTTCCTGGAGGCACTCGACCAACCAATTATTTTTTGAATACTTCTCATGCCACAAGCGGACGATCTCCCAGATCTCCGGTTCCTTGTCACGGAATGTTTCCTGCACGTCGGTAGCCTCGCTGAGGATCTCCGAGTTCTCGATCATCAGGACAACGCCACTCGCAGCATTCGCGACGTCCATTGTCGTTGCAATCGATCTCACCGATAGGTTGTTGGTCGACAGCAGCAACGCAAGTGCAGTCCTCACTGTCTCGAGCCAAGCATCGATCGGAGGATTGCTGGTCGCGAAGAACACCTGCACGTCTCCGCCGCCGACTGTCTTTTCAAAAAGGAATGCGTTGTCTGGTCCGCCGATCAGCTTCTTCGGAATATTTTCCGCAGCGATGACCATCTGTCCCCATCCCTGGACAAACGTGATGAAGTTGATGTCCGTCATCTTCTTGTTGATCAGCAGCGATCCCTCGATGACATCGTCGCCGCCTTGAGCCCAGAAGTTTCCGTCCTGGTCGTCGGAGATCATCACCCACGGCAGCACATTTATTGGATTGAGGCCATCTGGAGGTGACATGCCAACAACGATCTCGCCTTTGATGTCCGTCGTGAAGTGGTATGTGTCCGACCACCAGATGAATTGACGATTGACTTGGCCCTTGTCCTCAGGACGATCGGCGATTGTCTGGTCCACGCCATCGGAAACCTGAGTGAGGTCCGTCGCGGAACGAATGCCCTGCGCGCCGGCCGCCGTGTCTGACTGCAGCAGATCCCTGCGCTCAGGAAAATCGGAGATGATGATCACCGCCGGCTTCTCCATGTCGTTAGGATCCTCGATCGCGTCGTACTCCCATGGCGCCAACACTTTGACCTTGAGGCAATTCTTTTTCTTCTGGTCCCCAGTGAGCGCGAGTTTCGTTTCACGCGCGCCCAGCACCGGATAGCATCCAACGAGTGAGTTCTTGAAAAGCTGGCGGAAACGATCCGCTTTCTTCATCTTGGTGTTGAAGTCGAGCTCATCGACCAATTCGTCCAACGACTCCTGGTCCTGATTGACTCCATCACCACTAGGCTCATCGCCAATCTTTCTCTCCACTCCACCGACATATGTCTGCGCCAACTTGTTGACGATCTTTCTCGCGATCGAAATATTGGTCGCTCGGTTCCGCATCTGCTCAACGGTCTCCGCTTTGAATCCTTCTTTCTCGATCGCCTGCATGACCCACTTCTTGTTTTGGTCACGGTAGATCTCATGACGACGGAGCGCCTGCGCGCGCCTCTCAATATTTTCTTCGGAGTAGATGATTTCCTTGATGACTTGCCGCCTGAATCCCTTGTCTGTCAGCTGCTCTTCCGAAGTGAATTTGATCACCTGAATCTCCCTTGTTGTACGAATCCGCGGCGTCGCACCGGGAACTCGTAGTCCGCCATGTTTTTCGCGCCATCCAACCAGTGAGAGCGCATCAAGTCTTTCTTGTCGATCTCGAAAACCGTATCCTTCAGCACGCACTGCTCCATGTCAGCAATCGTGTTCCGGCACTTTTTCGAGTCCAAAATCATCTCATCCCTTGAGAGTATTCCGTTCAGGGCATTCAAGCAATCTCGCACGGAAATGACCAGCTTGTACTTGAGAGTGTGGAAGCCCTTCTCCTTCAGGATGTCGAAGTCAGATAGGTTCCTAGACTTGGTCGACGTCGCGCGTCCCGCAGGATCCGGATACACGATGACGTCATCCAATATTCTACCATCGTGCGCGACCTCGAGTCTCTCCCTGATGGCGTCTGCAGCCTCGTGCGTGTTGGAGGAATCTATTTTGATTTCGTCAAAGGCCCTCAGCAAGGCGCGCGGGAAACGCCCATCCGAGAATCCAAGCGGGATCCGGTTCCAAAGCGTTGCGGCCATTGGCGTCACGTTGAAGTCCATGGACACGAATACCGGCAGCCCTTGAATCTTCTCGATGTTCTCCGCAGTGTGCCGCTGGCGGTTGAACGCCCAGGCCGCGCGCTTGCCATGCATGTTGACGAAACGTCCGTCGATGTACTGCTGCTGCATCAACTCGTCGTAGGATTCTGCCAGCATGTCGAAGTACGACTCCGCGACGTGCTTGTTTTTCCTGGCGTTGCCGTAGATCAGGTCAGTGTCCTCGCGCGGATTCTCGATGAAGTATTGGTAGGCCCAGTTGAAACTCTCCGGAGTCCCAGACATCGCGACCTGGAGGAGTGCCGCTTTCTTCAATCGGACTCGGCCAAGCGCCATCATGAATGCGCGCTCCGAGCACAGAGTGACTTCGTTGATGACGAACCACGCAAGGTTTGGCCCCTTGATCGACTCGCCATCGTCCTCCGCGGTGAAGCAGTAGACCATGGATCCGGTGTCATGGAAATACCAGATGGCATCTGACTTGTTGTACTTGTAGCGGATGCTGTTCTGAGCGCAGATTGTTTTGATCGTCGGCACGACGTCGCGCTTGTACATCTTGAACGTTGGCGCGAGAATTCCGCCAGCGCAGCCTCGATTGATGTGCATCAGCTTGAACATCTTCATGATCAGTGAGTAGGTTTTCCCTCCGCCGAATCCAGTGGAGAGATACACTTTCCGCTTCTCGGACTCGTGGAAACGCTGCTGGTATTCGATGTCCTTGGTGTCGTATTGGATCTTCTTCGGCACTCAGCCCTCTGCGTCCATGACGAGTGATCCGTCCACGACCTTGTCGCAGAGGTAGTCAAGCTCCTTAGTCATGTGGCAGAGGACCGACTTCTCCATGATCGTACTCCAGATCGTCATGCGCCTGTCCTTGGTGCGCTGGATGATCACGACATCATCTTCCGGCGCGGCCTCATTCATGGCGTTGTAGAGAACGGTCTTTCCGTTCAGCGTCCTCGCCTTGCTTGGAAATATCAAAATCACATCATCATTGTCCGACATCCCACGC